AGCGACGTGGTTTCTACTTTGTCTTGTACCAACGACAACGTGTACTCGCTGATATTCCCGATCGCGACGTACGTGCCGCCCGCGGTGAGCTTCGCCGCGATGACGCCTTCTTTGCCGTGGGTGCCTGGATTGTTGGTTGGTGCGGCTGGAGCCGGCATGAGTTCCCCCTTGTACTTTCCTGACTGTCAGTACGCGCGTTACGTGGCCGAGCCTGTGACAGTCAGGCCGGCCCGCTGAACCAAATCGACGAGCGCCGCGGTCATAATCCGGCGCCGCAGTGGCGCAATCGGCGCAAAGATTTTTTTGGCCGGCATGATGCCGGTACTCTTCCCGTTCTTCTTCCAGTGGCGCTCTTTCCCTTCGCCGCCGGTTTCGTAAATGTAGGCGTGCCGGGCGCGACTCACGACCTTCGCCGTGATGCCGCCGACGACATCCGCCGTGGTCTCGACGCGCACATGCGATCGGAGGTTGCCGGTCTTGACGGCGTACTGGCCGAGCACGTCCACCGCCATCGCGTCCGCGGTCGCCTGGACGATCACCGCGGCTTCGCGCTGGAGATCCGCCGGCAGTTTCTTGAGCGCCGCGCGCAGCTCGTCGAGGCCGGTGATCTTCAGTTGCGCGTTCATCAGGGCACCCGGAGCGCGTAATGCGCGAGGATCTCGGCAGGACTCAAGGCGCGAGGATAGACCGCTACGTCCTGTAACGCGCCAGCAAACGCATTAGTACTGTTTGTATCTGCGCCGATCGCCACCACCGACGATGACGACGCCCCGCCTCGCGTTTGTCCTTGGGTGACAATCTCTTCACCATTCACATAAAACGCGCAGGTACTCGCCGTATGGATGTAGACCACATGCGCCCAATCAGTCACAGATAGATTCACGCCGCTATATACCGTGACAGGCGCTTCCCCATCGGCGTAACACGTCGGATTGGTATGAAATAGACCAAATAAGACCGGAAAGGAACTCGCAGCCACGCGATTCGAGAACACCGAAGCGAATGCAGCGGTGTTCACGGGTTTTACCCACGCCTCGATCGTCACCACTTGAGGGACGACGAATGCGCTCATTAGCACGATGCCCGAACTGAACGTCATACACTTACTGTCGGCCGTCACCCCCGGTTGATTGAGCGTCACGCCGCCGCTGATCGTGCCGTCTGCTGCACCCATGAGATCTCTCGCTGTGGTTCCTGATGGATCATCAAGCGGCCAATACCCTGAGGCGCCATCAGCGATAATCTGTTCCTGGTACGTGATCGGCGCCGCGATGACCGTCACGACGGCCGGCGCCGACAGCACCGACCCGTAGGCATTCGAGACGCGCACCGCGTACGCGGTCGTCACCGTGAGCGGCCCAGTCTCGAGGAACTGATAGATCTCGCCAGGGAGATCGACGCCGTCCGCCGTCCACTGGTACGCGAGCGGCGCCGCGCCGGCCGCGATCACCGTGAGGATCACGGACTCGCCGGCGTCGATCGTCGCGCCCTCTGGCCCCTCGACAATCGTCGGCGGGACGTTCGACGGCACGCCACTCGGCGTCGTCCCGCGGCCCACGACTTCCACCGCCGTCACCTGAATCTCGCGGTGGCGTTCGTCGAGGTCATTCACCGCCTGGACCTGAAACGTCCGGCCCTCGAACACGAACTGGGTTTCGAGCCCGATGCCCGGATGGAACCGGCCGCGGACAAAGAACGCCGCCAACCCCTCCGCGACTTGCGCCGCCGGTTGCAGTGAACAGGCCCACGTCGGCGGGTCGAGCTCCACCGCCGGGTGCTCCAGCGTCACCAGATGCCGATACGTCCCGATCCCCATCGCCTACGCCAAGCCCGGATCGCGATAGAACGACAGCGCGTTCTGGAGTTCTTTCCAGATGTACGCTTCCGCGCGGTTGTTCGCCAGGTCATCGCCGCGGTTTTCGTAGCCATGCGCCAGGAGGTTCAGGATCGCGTGCTTGACGTAGAGGGGCGCGGTCGCCGGCGTCCAGGTCGCATCGGCCGCCGGCCCCAGATACGCGAGGATCCGCTCCTCGGCCGCCGCGAGTTTCTGCGTCACCTCGGCGTCATGCGAAGCGTCCGTGATGTACAGATGCGCCTTCGCTTCCGCGAGCGTCAGGAGCGGCCCGTCGAGCGTCACCCGCGAATAGCTCAGCGTCACGACGCCTCACTTTCCGGCACCGCCGCGGCCAAGACGGGGTTCACCGGGGGAGGTACTGGCGCCGTGACGCCAAGATCGCGGTTCGCGAGCGCCTCGAGCGACACGTACTGTTGCTGGAGGTACGGCGTATCGCCACCAGGCACTGGACCCAGGCCGAAGTACTTGCGCCGCGCTTCATTCGGCGTCATCGCGCCGGCGCCGATCGCGTCGTGCGCGGCCTTCGTCCTGGTCCCCACGTCGAGCCAGATCAGATCGTCGAGGTCGAACTCCGTGCCGTACGGCGCCGGGAGCTCGAGCCCCGCATCCATCAGCACCTCGATCGCCGTCAGATGCGTCTGGAGACACTGGCTGTGGTACTGGAGCGTGGACGCTTCGCTGTTGGCGTACGGCGGCTGCTGCGACGAATCGACCATGCTGATCGGGACGCCGAAGCAGCCGGCGATCGTCTTCGCCGTCATGCCGAGTTGGGCCGTCAGTTCCGCATCGACCGCGGTACTCCCGACGGCTTCGTACTGCAGGTGACTCCCCAGGAACGCCGTCGCGCCCGGCCCCAGGGACTTCCATTTGGCACTGAGCCGCTCGAGCGTCGCCTGGTCGAGCTCCTGCACCCCGGCCGGCGGCATCATCACCCCGGACGGTTGCCCGCCGGCATTGAAGAACGCCGTACTGGCCGATTGGATCGCGTTCCCCTGCGACGCCGCGCCGCCACACGCATAGAGCGGACTGAGCCCCACCAAGGGATGGAACGCACAGTTCCAGCGGTCGTGGATGATCTCCCGCGCCGGCACCACGAGCGGCCCGCCCGTGAGCCCGATGCCGGCCAGTTCGTTCGTCTGGAGCTCGTAGTAGACCGCGCCCTCCGGCGACACCAGCGGCTTCACGCGACAGGGATCGAGCACGTACAGCGCCGTCACCACGCCGCGGGCGTCGCGGTCTTTGAGGACGTAGGTATTGCCCCACAGCAGCTTCGAGATCATCCAGGTCTCGAAGAACTGCGCCGGCGTCTGGTACCGATTCGGCGACCGCAGCACCGGCGAGAACGCCGGACTCGTCGTCTCGTGCCAGATCCCGTTCGCATCCACCGCCATCAGCCGGAGCGGCAGTTTGCCCACGTCGGTGGCAATCAGGGACACGCAGCGAAAGACGACGGGGTTACTGAGCGCCGTCTCGAGGCGGAGTTCCTGATTCTGTTGCCAGGCGCCGGTAAACGGTTCGCGGACGATCGGCATCCACGCGCCCGTGCCCGCCGGCGGCGACGCCACCGCCGGCGAGAACACCGCGCGCAGTTGCGATCGAAGCGTCGCGAAGAGCGCCACCCGATCAGTCCTTCTTCCGCGATCCGGTCTCCACCGTGACGCTCGCGCCGCTGGGCGCCGGCCAGGCCGTGGCGGTGAGGTACTTCACGGCGTTGGCGTCGGCCTTCGCCCAGTTGATGAACCGCTCCGCGCGCAGGCCGATCGTGTTGGTCTGCCAGAGCGACACGTAGACCGTGGTCGCATCGGCCGGTGAGGCCGGCGCCGAGTCCATCTGCAAGGACGCTTCCTGCGAGGCGTCGATCGTCACGCCGCCGTCATCGGCATAGAGCACCAGCGACGGCTGGAGCGCGATCACGTTCGCGCCCGCGGCCTGGCTGGTGACGAACGTCAGCCCCTTGTAACTGCCCCCGCTGACCGAGACGCCCGGGAACTCCGGCGAGCCGTCCAGGTTGGTCCGGAACGTGAGCGAGAGCGCATTGGCCGCGCTCATGATGAACGTGACGCCCGCGACGCTAATGTTGTTGGTCGCGAAGTGATTGATCAGGCCCATGATGTCCGCGAGCGGATTGGTCGTCGCCGCGGCCGTGGGCGCCCCGTTCGTGATCGACGCCGGATTGACGCCGGCGACCGCCGCGACGGCGGGATCGATGAACTGCTGATCGAGGAACTGCGCGATCCCCGCGATCATGTCCGCGCGCACCAGCGCTTCCGCGCTGGGGTTCGAGAGCATCACGAGTTCCCGCGTCAACACGATGATGCCCGCCGCCTTCGAGACGCCGAGTGAGGTGGAACTGAAGGCCAGTTTGGTCACCGGCTTGGGTTTCGCCTCGCCCACCCACCCGTACGTCCCGCCCGCGGTCTGCGTCGGCACCTTCGTGTTGAACGGGACGTTTCTCAGCCCCGGGATCTTGCCGAGAATCGTGGCCGGCCGCAGGAGCTCGATAAACTCGTTGCTGATGTTCTGGTTGACGAGCGGGAGCGCCCAGGTCGCGTCGGTCGTCGTCCCGGCCGCCACGGCCGCCTTGAGGTACAAGGCGACTTCCGGCGTCGAATCCTTCCACCGCTCTTCGGCGTAAACGATCGCGTCGCGCGTGTTGCCCTTGCAGACGAGTTGCGCGCAGGCGGCGCGGACAAACGCCGTCCCGAGCGGGACGTTCGCCTTGACCGAGACCGAGGGATACGTCACCTTCGCCATCGGCGCCGGCGGCACCGGCACCGCCGCCAGGATGTTCAGCTTCTCGTGATCGCGCCAGCGCCCGAGATCGGCGTCAATCGACTTGACCTGGACCGCCAGGCTGTCGTGCTCTCCGGCTTGTTCGCTTTCGCCGAGCGTCTGGCCCTCGCCGGCCGCGGTTTCCATGATCTCCGTCATGCGCGACGCCAACGCCGCGCGCTTGTTCTCGAGGTTTTGAATGTGTTCCGCGGTCGTGGGCTTGGACATAGCTGGCGCCCCCTTGGCGCGCTGGACAGAGAGCGATTTGACCGAGAGGATCGTCGCCCCGACATTGGCCGGGATGGTCACGAGCGACAGTTCGCAGATTTCGGATTTCGTGATCTTGCGGACGCCGGATTTGAGGTACTCGACGCCGCCGTCCAGGATCCGGTGGCCGATCGAGACGCCGGTGATCACGCCCGCCTTGATACAGGCCCAGGCATCATCGACCCGCGACTTGAGCGGACTCGGCTCCTCGAGCGCCGGCAGGATCGCCTCGAACAGGATCCCGTCCTTCGTCGCCGTGAGCGTCACCGATCCGATCGGTTGTTTCGGGTCGTGGTGGTACAGGAGCGGGAGGGGATTACGGAACGTGGCGCCGGCCGGATCGTAGAGATCGCCCTGGCGGTCGAGCTCCGGCGTCGAGGCAATCCCGCTAAAACGTCGCAGTTCCGGACTGACCGACTTGATTTCGAGCAGGCTATACGCGCGATCCACGGCGAGTCATGGAAGCACCCGCCTCCACAACTCGCCTATTTTTTATGTCAAAAATCCGAAAGCTATGGACTACCCGACGCCCCAGAGCGACGCCAACCGCGCCAGCCACAGCAGCAGCCCGATCACCACGACCACCCGGATCGTGAGACGAAACGGCGGCGCCATCGGCACATAGGTTTCGATGAGGTACAGGGCGAGCCCGAGTATCACCAGCACAATCACGACCGTGATCAGCGTCGAAATCATTGGACCCTCCGGTCAGGTATGACAGGACAGGTCATACCTTCGACTTGTCCCGCACCGCGCGATCGACGACGCGACGCAACCACTCGACCAGCGGCAGATCGGCCCGCTTGGCCTCCTGCTGCGTCCGATCGAATTGTTTGGACGCCAGGCGAAACGTCACGTTGACGGATTCGTCCCCCTCCGCCAGCCGCGGACGCCCGCGCGGTTTCACGTCACCACCAGCATGGAGTAACTCGGCGCCTTGACCACCGCCTGCCGGTCCATCAGATCGACCGCCATCACCAGCGCCACGACCGCGTCAATCCGTTCCGTCGAGACCGTCTTACTCGGCTTGAGGTTCCCGGCCGGATCCGTCTCGACGGCCACATTCGAGATACACCAGCGCAGCACCGGATGCCCGTCATGCCGGAGCCGCCGGCCCAAAATCGCCGCCTCGAGGGACTTGGTCGGCGCCGACAGACTGGCGAACCCCTGCCGCATCGAGACGCACGTGAACCCGTCCTGTTGGCCGAGCTTGGTCACCAGGTCGGTCGCGTTCCACGGATCGAAGGCGAGCATCTGGACCGAGAACTCCTGCGCCCATTCCCTGAGCGCCGCCCGGATCAGGTCGTAGTCGACGACCGATCCCGGCGTCGCCGTCATCATGCCCGTTTTCGCCCACTCGTCATACGGGACATGGTCGCGCCGGCTGCGCTCCCGGATCCGGTCAGCCGGCACGAAGCACTTGGCGAGCACATCGAACCCGCCGCCCGCGTCGTCCGGAAAGACCGCCACAATCGCCGTCAGGTCCGTCGTCGCGCTCAAATCCATCCCGATCAGGCAACGCCGGCCCCGCAGCGCCGAACGGTCTATCGGCCGCTGGCAGGCGTCCCACGCCGCCATCTGGATCCACCGCGCCGCCTGCTCCGTCCACTGGTTGAGATACAACCGGCGGAAGTTGTTTTCCTGCGCCGGGATCTCCTGCGCCCGCGCGCACATCGTCCGCATCTCTTCGAGACTGCGGAAATCGCCGAGCGCCGGATTGGCCCGATGCCAGACGCGCTCGTTCGTCCAGTCGGCGTCGGCCGGCGCCTCGTAGAGAATCGGGAGGAACGACGGATCTAACTCCGGGTGCTCCGCGACCTTCCGCCCGTGCTGGTAGAGCTCCCAGAGAATCGAATGCCGATCGTACCCAGCGGTCGAGATCACCAGCATCCCCGGCTGTTTCCGCGCCCCCATCGACGTAGAGAGCACATCGAACAGCCGCCGATCGGGCGCCGCATGGAGCTCGTCATAAATCACCCACGATGGATTGAAGCCGTGCTTACTGTACGCCTCGGCCGAGATCGCCCGGTAGAAACTGCCGCTCGACTTGTGGACGATCCGCTTATGGGATTCGACGATGTAACAGGCGTCGGCTAGAACGGGATCGTTTCTGACCATCTGGGCCGCGACGCCGAACACTAAGCCCGCCTGGTCCCGGTCAGCCGCGGCCGAGTAGACTTCGGCGCCCGTCTCGCCGTCTGCCATGAGCGCGTAGAGCGCGACCGCCGCGGCGAGTTCCGTCTTGCCGTTCTTTCTCGGCAACATCAGCAGGCACGTCCGGTACTGGCGCAGCCGATCCCGGCGTTTCTTGAACAGCCGCTTGAGGATCCGGATCTGCCAGGGCCGCAGGTTGAACGTCTGGCGGGCGAACTCGCCTTTGGTATGCGTGAGCTTGTTGATGAAGGCGATCGGGTCTTGAGGGGGCGCCGGCGGCCCCAAGGGGCCATCGTCGCGCGTGGGTGCGTTCCGGTTCCACCCGCCTCGCCGATCCCGTTTCACCGGCAAAAGTATGGGGCTAGGCATAGTTCACCTAGGCAAAAGATGCACTTGAG